GGGTAAGACATGGGAAGCAATCAAGGGAGCTTTCCAGACGGGTATGAGTGCTGTCATGGGCTTTCTAGGCAAGGTCTGGGATTACATCAAGCTTGTGTGGAACTACAGCCCTTATGGACTCATCATCAACAACTGGTCAAAGATTATGGATTGGTTTGGCAAGGTACCGGGTTGGATTAAGGGATTCTTTGACTCTGCCGTTAACTGGCTACGTGATGCTGGAACCAACGTACTTACTGGTTTGTACAACGGTATCAAGACAATGTGGACAACCGTAGCTACATGGATTGGCAGTATTGATTCCAAGATTGACAGCATCTTCAATGGTGCTGTTGGTTGGCTCAAGTCTGCTGGTGGCAACATCGTTCAAGGACTTTGGAACGGTATCAGCAATGGCTATGGATGGATTAAGGGCAAGATTGAATCATGGGTAGGTAACGTTCTGGACTTCATCAAGCGTCTATTCGGTATCAAGTCCCCTTCAACTGTCATGGCTGGATACGGAGACTACTTGGTACAGGGTCTAGCCAACGGTATTACAGATAACGTAAGCACAGTAACTAAGGCCATGGGTTCATTGAACAAGGCTGTTACTGGCAACTTCGATAGCAACCTAGCTCTAGACACCGTTAGGGCTGGTGGAACAGTTAACCAATACTACATTGACGGTGTGGAAATTGACTTGACCCCAGAAGAGGGAGAGCAGTTCAAGGCAATTATGAACAAGATGAACAGACAGATTAAGGCTGGTGTGTAATGGCAGGAGACTGGGGAGCTAGTCATAACGGTGTAAAGATTGGTTGCTTCTATGACGCAATCGAGCTATCTAGCGATGGTAGCAAGGCAAGGATTACAGACCCAAGAGTAGAAATCTACCGTTCTGTAAACATCTCTGACAGCACCAACAAGCTATCTGTATCTGGTGGAGCTATCACAGACGATTCATGGTCAAACCTTAACGTTGGCGGTAGTGGTACAGAACGTATCAAGACCGTTAGCGCTACTTGGTGCACCCTTACGTATGGTGCCACTTCTACACATGACTTCTCAGCTTCATTGTCAGGTGTTGACTATGCAGGCTCAACTCTGAGCAACACATACACCGTTACTTACCCTGCTCGTGCATATGCTGCTCCTGCTGCTCCTAGTGGTATCTCTGTTGTTCGTGTATCAGATACAAGCTTCAACGTTGCATGGGTTAACAACTCAACTGCTAGCGCTCCCTACACAAACGTATACGTAGAACGTAGCTCCAATGCAGGAGCCAGCTACACAGTTGTTGCAACCCTTGGTGCTGTTACTTCATGGAGTGATGCAGGCACCGTTGCTAACAACCGTTACATCTATCGTGTTCGTGCTGGCAATGTGAGCGGGTACTCAGGATATGTAACCTCAGGTAGCTATGGAACTACACCAACTGTTCCTAGTGGTGTATCAGCCTCTTATGTCTCTGACAGTCAAATCAACGTAGCTTGGACCAACAACACAACTGTTGCTTCCTACGTGTACCTCTACCGTTGGGACAATGTAGGCAATGCATGGAACCAGATTGCAACTCTTGCAAGTACCACTGTTGCTTACCAAGACCTCACAACCATTGCTGACAGACGTTACTGCTATGCCGTTGCTGCTGTGAACCTAGGCGTTCTTTCAGGTTCCACATGGAGTGGATACGTCAACACAACTCCTGCTGCTCCTATCAATGCTGTTGCCAGCAAGTCAGGCACAAGCATTACAGTCACTTGGACTAACAAGGCTACCTATTCAACTCTTGTAGAAGTTTGGCACGCTGCTAATGGTGTCTGGGATGGTGCTGCAATTGCTAGCTTGGCTGGTACAGCAACGAGCTACACACATTCAAGCGTTAATACAGCACAGACACACCAATACCGTGTAAGGGCTGTGAACACACGTAACAGCGATTATGCAACCACTGGTGTTGTGCAGCTATTGACTGCTCCCCTAGCTCCTACGATTGTTGCTAGCAAGCTCGTCTATGACGCTGCACTAGAACAGGTAGCTATTACATGGGTTCACAACTCTGTTGACTCAACCATTCAAACTGCTGCTGAGGCACGTATTAGCATCCTTGGTGCAAACACATGGACTACCTACACAAAGACCACTGAGACAACTCACACCTTCACTACTCCTACCAATGGTCACTCCTACGAACTACAGGTAAGGACCAAGGGTGGTTATGCAAGCTTTGGTGCTTGGTCAGCTAGCCAGATTGTCACAGCCTCTGCAACACCTTCTGTGACCATCAACAGCCCTGTAGGGACTGTTCTAAGCCTTACTGCTGTTCTAGCTCTGGGATGGACGTTCTATGACCCTGAGAGCACGTCACAGGCTGCATGGGTAGCAACCCTGTCTAAGGCTGGTCAGGAGCTTGAGGAACTAACAGGTAGCTCAGAGAAGACTTGCACCTTTAAGACTGCTCTAGCCAATGACACAAGCTATGTGGTGACTGTTCAAGCTCAGGATGGTTCTGGCCTTTGGTCTGCTCCTGCTTCTAGGACTTACACGACAGACTTTGTTGACCCTCCAACAGGAACACTCACCATTGCATTTGAGCCTGAGTATGGACGTTCAACCATGGATATTGTTACTCCTGCTCCAACAGCAGGACAGGCAGCACCTATCTATGCTCAGGTGTTCAGGGATGGTGTCTTGATTGCTGACAACCTAAATCCTGTTAGCTCAACCATTGACTACGTGCCAGCTATTAACACCAACGTTGTCTACACAGTTGTTGTCTGGTCAGCTATTCCTACAAGCTCAATCTCTGAGGATTACGTAGTTAGCACAGCAACACCATGGGTGTTCATCAATGGTGGTAATGGATTTGCTCAGGTAGCACGTCTACTTGGTAACCCTTCTGTAGAAGAGTCTGTACAGCGTGAGAAGGTCTTGCACCAGTTTGCAGGACGCACTAAGCCTGTTGAGTTCCTAGGAAGCTCTAGGAGCCGTACCTACAAGCTCTCAGGAGATGTTGAGGGAATCAACAACGGTAGCGACCTTGGAGAGTGGACAGCGTTTGAAGACATTGCAGACTTGCCTGCTCCACTTGTCTACCGTGACCCAATGGGACGTAGGAGCTTTGTGTCCATTGGTGAAGTCTCAATCAGCCATGATGCTAAGACAACAGGTGATAAGGGCAATCTAGCTTCTGTATCAGCAACCCTTACGGAGATTGACTATGCAGAGTAGCTACGTAGAAGAGTTCAAGTACGAGCTTCTAGACAACCAAGACAGATTCATGGGCAATCTCACAAACATTGCTGCTGGTGGAAGCCTTGACTTTAGTGTGTCTGCCAACGTCAAGGGTCAAGGCTCAATCAGCCTTACCAAGACCAAGGATATTGATTGGTTGCATTCTCGTGTACGTGTGTCCTACAACAACGAACCTTTGATTACTGCTGTTCCTAGCATCCCTTCTGAGAACTACGACAGTACGTCTGTAACCATGGAGGTTGACCTCTTGGACAAGACCTCAATCCTTGCTGGTGACAATTTCGGAGGTATGTATACGGTAGCTGCTGGAACCAACATCATTGCCAAGGTTATTGAAGTCATTCAGTCCACGGGAGAGACCAAGGTAGCTATTGACCCTTCAAGCCTTGTATTGGCTAGTGCTATCACTTGGGATGCAAACGCAACCAAGCTCAACATTGTCAATGACCTATTGAGTGCTGCTAACTACTGGTCAGTATGGACTAACGGTCTTGGGTACTTTAGAAGCTATCCATACCTTGCACCTAGCTACCGTCCTGTCATGCACAACTTTGTTGATGATGCACAGGGCTTGTACCTTCCTGCCTTTACCCGTAACTATGACCCGTTCTCTGTCCCTAACAGGTATGTAGTCCTAGGCAAGACAGATGGAGGAATAGAGGCGGTACGCAAGGAAGCAACTGATACAACTCTCCCCTATGGCTATCCATATAGGCCATGGCTTACAACCACAGAGGCAGACGTTGACTATTCAGATGATGCAACCTTGCAGGCTATTGCTAACAGGAAG